CAAATGTGACCCCAGTAGGTATTAATTCTCCAATCATTGTTTATTTTTTTAATAAATAGTTTTTTAATATTTAATTATGTCGTTTTCTTTCATAATCCAATTATCATAAATGTTATCCCATCTTATTTGTATTTCCACTAATAAAGATGTGTCTCCAGATAAATAAATACTTCTATAATCGTCGGCATATCCACGATAACTAGTAGCCATAGTATATAAGCCCTCTTCTAGTTCGCCAAACTCGAAATATCCTGTTAAATCTGTTGTGGTTGTAACAAAGGCAGAGTTTGGATATGTTAATTGAATGGTTGCTCCAGTAACAGTACTTCCAGATACATATCCACTTAATATATATTCACCCATTGGGCTTTCATCTAATATAGACTCAGGAACTGTATATTCTGCTATTTTTTCTGTGTAAGGACTATCAGATTGAACACGTACAAATGTTTTAACTGCCTCTGATTGTGTTTTTGCTGATTTTGTTTCCGAAAAAGTGACAACAAATTGTCTAACACCAAATATATTTTCTAAATATTTTACGTTTCCAATTCTATATAAGAAACTAGAAGACTTCCCTTTTAGTGGTATTGAAGCGCTTCTAGTTGTTTTATTGGATGAAAATTCTGAATCAGGCAATTTAATTCTACTTTCAGCAAAGTGTCTATTTTCATCCGTTTTAGAAATTGGATAATTAAATATAGTTCCAGAGAAAGCGGTATCACCAGTGTTATAGTTTATCTGAATTAAATATTCATCAGCACCTTCAGCTTCAGACCAAAAAAATTCAGGAGCAAAAGTCGTTAAAGTACCTTCTACGTAAGGATACTCCAATTTTGGTTTGTCAGGAACTGTAAAATAAGTAAAATAAGCACCTCTAACCTCAAGCCCTGTAAAGTCACCATCTTGAATTGTATGAACAGGATCAGTTGTGGTAAAGCTAAATGTATCGTCCCAAGCTTGCTCCGTTAGAACACCATCAACATATGTATAATAATTCTCATAATTTAAACCCTTATCTACATCAAAAGAAAATTCAGTTTCGATAAAATACTGAGCTTTGTCTTCAAATAATTCTTGCTTGAATTGACCTAAAGATTTGGAGTATTGATCTGGATAAAAATCATAAATATTTGTCGTAATACCACTTGTACTCCCTGTGTATACCTTATACGGGGTTGTTAGGAGTGGTTGTAGTAATTTTGCTTCCTCTTGTGAAAGTGGTTGATTATAAGCTCTTACAAACTCAATTTCAGGATTAGCACCTAGTCGCTCTCTTCTCTTTTGTAAATAAGTTGACTCAGCTTTAGATAATGCATCTTTTGTTCTAACTTCTCTTTCTATAGCAATTGTCGGCTGGTTTATTTGAAAGTTTTTAAATGTATTGTAATCAACTTTATAAATTCTATGAACAATTTTATTAATAGAAAGAATAGATGCAGTATTAGCTGTAAATGTATATCTAATAAATGGTCTAGAAAGATTTGTAAATACACTTAGTGGGTTTTGACCATAGTAATCTAATGTCCCGCCTATTGTTTGATAAGTGGGAATTGATTGTGAAAAAATTGGCAATCTTCCCCCGTATGATTCAGCCCAATAATTACTATAAAAGGATTGAACTTGAGATTGGTTATCGCCAGCTGTCGTATAATATATTATTCTCTCTGGTATTGACATAATATTAATTTAGTTTAAGGGAACGCAAAAAATCTTGATGGAGGACTTATAAGTGTAGGTGGAACTTGTTGAGACCCAATCAATGTCGTACTTGCTACTACTGTTCCGCCAATTGTACTTGCTTGTAAACCTGTCGTAATCGAATTAGGATTTACAATCATATGAATGGATGGATAACTAATATTTCCATTTATTGTCGGTACTATAAACGCCTCAATATCAAAATTTCTTACATTTAAATCAACTTGGTCATTTACTTTTGCAGTTACGTTTATAATGGAAGTGCTTGGCTCATAGGCTTCTAATTTTGTTCTAAACTCAGAACCATCGTTAAGACCTGGTTTATACACAAACTTTTGCCTATTAAATATCGTATTTCTTATTATTGTACCCTGACAATCAAAAATGGTTGTAGCAGGTATTAATTGTTCGAAATATGTATTAAAATTAACCTCTATTAAATCTAAGAATGGTTGTAGCTTATGAAAGGTTAATCTATGAGACTGAGGATTGCTCCACATATAATAACTCAAATAAGCATTCCTTAAAGTCGGATAAAAGAATGAAGTATCTGTATATCCTAAAACTTTTCTATTTCTTGGATCTATAGAATTCGTGTAAATATGCTCAAGGTATTGAGCGAAAGTCATTCCTGTAATATTATCAGGTTGAATCACGTCACAATCCGCCGCATATTCAAATGGAACTGTCAATGAACTAAATGGAGGGGCCATACTTCCCCACAACCAACAAGTTCCACTAACTTGATAGAATTGGAAGACATCACACTCTATTGCTTGTGCTGGATCCAAACCTATACAAACCTCTTTTGTGTTTACTGTATCTTCAGAACCAAACACATTATCATTACCAACTACAACTTTTATATTATCAACCTCTGCCAAAGGATCAAATTCTGGTCTCCATTGATTTATGTAAACATCTCCATTACCTCTTCCAGGGCCGCCTTCTTGAAATATATAATCTGATACACTATAGTTTATGTATCCGTTTTCATTTATTTTATTTTCATCTACAGCAAATATTTCTGGTGCAGTTTGAGCCGTTGTGATTGATGGGGTGAAATTGTCAGGCGTTATTTGGGTTTGATAAAATGATTGATTTATTTTATAAACAAATTCATCAAATCTCAAAAGACATTCTGGAGCTCCTAGTAATTTAAATATAAATTGTATAGCATCCCTAGTCCCTTTTCTTTTATATAGCCAATTTATGTTTATTAAAATTCTTCTCCATATTTCTAAGTTGTAATAAGAGAAAGAATTATTCTCACCATCTGCATTTCCAGCTAGGTATTGAAATAAATCTAATTCACTAAAGCTATCAGATAGTTTCCAGCCCAATAAGTTACTTAATTTTTTTAAGAACTTATCTGGAACATTTTCAACTTTATTATAAGTGATAGTATGCGCAAAGGCTATACCATCTATGTATTTTTTAATTTCATCAAATTCATGACCATAAGTCTGAACAAGACTTGCATATATTTGTTGCTCAGAATCTAGTTCTAGATAATTTTCTGGAATTACTGTCTTTACTAAGATGTTTGTTTTTGCATCATCTGTATCAGCTGCTGCTTTTAACATTGATTTTTTGAAAGCCTCAAAAGAATTTCCGTAGGTATCTGGATTGAAACCATCAATTGTTGTCGGCCATAAAAAATCATTATTTACTTCTTCTCTATCATTTTCTACATCTAAGGTTTTTAGGTTAAAACCATATAGCATATTATATTCCAATTCACTTAATTGAAATTTAAAATTTGCCAACCTTTGTTTTGTTGGCCTTATGTAGATTGGAAGAGAACTTGTTGCCCCTGTAACTCCTTCCAAGAATTCATTTATTGAAAATTCTAAATAAGGAATAGTGTTAGATGAAAATGAAAATCCTTGAATCTCTAAAACTTGAGTTTGGGCAGAACTTGTTGTCGAACTCATTTGTATTGCAAACTGACTGTAATCACTTGCAAGAGAAAGGGACCCAATGGAACTTCCTGAGTTTATAATTATACCACCTTGATTTTTTAATACAGAATAAGGTATTTTAAATGTAGCAGAACGTTGTCCTGTTAAATTATTATAATTCGGAGTGTAATCATAAATTGTAGTACCCGTACCTCCATCATATGCTAAAACTGCATATGGGAAATTAGTTGTTACACCATTTATTGCATTTGCAACCTCTGTGTAAAAAGAGCCAAAGTATGCATACGAATATGAATCTGAAGGGTTTAAATTTAACTCATTAGGTGCAACACTATATGCTGTTGGCGGTTTTAGATCAACTCCATCAAGACTTTCAAGTGTAGAAAAACTGCCGAAATTTAAACTTAATGTGCCAGAACTTAAAGGTTCAGAAGCATTATCTGTATATATTCTAAAGTCACCAAAAGTAAAAATTGATGGCGAACTAGAGTTCACCAATCTTACATCTTCACCAGGTCTGTAAAAAACAGATAAAGTATTCGCAGTATCGGGTAATGTCAAAAAATTAGAAGGCACTTTAAATAATATTTTTTATAAATATTACCAAAAAAGAATTCGAATCTAAAAGGTTATTACTTTTTATCTTAAAACTATTTAGATTAATAACTTTTTATAATAATTTTTATCGAATATTTATTTATAAAAACTAGAAATGGGGAGTTACTTACAGCCAGAGCCGCTAACGTACATAAATATTAAATTAACTGATGCAGGAAGAAGAAAACTTTCTTTAGGTCAGCTTACTTTTAATTCAGTTGTGTTTTCTGATAAAGAAACAAATTATGGTATTGATAGAACAGGTCAATACGACCTTAGTTGTGCTAATAGAATATTATCTCCTATTGATGTTGAGCCTAAACTAACAAAAAACTATGATGGAAGTGATCCTGCGCTAATTCAGTCTGTTGGTTCTGCAACAAAGATAGTAACTGCCATGACTGAATCTGTAGGTTTTTACTCAGGTTCTACAAATAATTGGATTATTGATTCAGGACTTACAATAGGTCATTCTATAATATCATACTCAGCACAAACTCCAAATGGGTCAAACACAATACAAATGACTGGTGGGACTTATTTTCCGTCTGGAGGTGAATTGATGTTTGTTGTTTGGAATACTATCCAAAATAGTGGAGCAACATATTCTGGTAATTTAATTCTATCTGCCAATCCAAGTATGGCATTATGGTATAGAGTTTTAACTGCAAGCACAGGGACTTCGATAGTAACTCTAGATAGAGATTTACCAAATTTTGGCTCTACTATCGCATCATCTTTGCAACAAACAAATGCTTATTTTTATCCATTTGATGGAATACAACAATATTATGGGTCAGCATCAACTGTTGACGCTAAAGTTTGGAATTTAAATATCGTAAGAACAAGTTCTGAAATTGGAACGACCCCAACAATAAGTGGATACACATCTTACGGATCAATAGAGTACAATGGAACAAAGCAATTCTTAGGTTTTTCTTCGGAAACTAAAAACTTTGGGATTATACATTATACAAATAACTATACTGGAAATACTTACGCTGAACAACTAGTGGAAGGAACAGTTAGTATTGATATACCTCATTTAATGTGGCATAGAACTGCAGGTAATACTGGTCAGGTTATGACGTGGGGTGGTAAATTCACTGATGCTTATGGACCTACTGTTTTTGATACAGTTTCTCAAACTTCTTATAGACCATTAAGGGACGGAAGTTCAAGTACTAGCTTAGAAGTCGGTAGGGTTTATCATAAATTTAAAATTATTGTAATAACTGACCAAGAACTTTTGCAGGCTCTTACGTTTAAGTCTAATAGAAATTATACTCTTCCCAAACTTGTTTTAGATACTAGTTCAGCACCTCAATTCCCTCTCACGGATTCAACAGCATCTCCTTTTGTTAGAAGTGGATATACTTATTTCGTAACTTATTTAACTGAGAGTAATTATCTTTATTCTTCTGGTTCTTCTTATGGATATCCTTATTCTATGCCTTGTGGGTATTATTCTGAACTAAATGGATCACAAGTTATATCAGCTTCAGATTTATATTTAAAAGTTAATTTCCCAATAAACGCATTCCCTTATATGAGAAGTTCTGGCGGGATGGCTACGTATTCAGGTACGGGTTGGAATGCAAACAAAATACAGCTATTGGTAAATCAGGTAGATTTAAATACCACTCCTTATGCTAATCCTGGAAATTTGAATACAGATTCTTGGAAATTAATTTCTGCAAATTTAGGAAATGGAATTTATAGTGGCGGATCTACAACGGTTGATCCATTACAACTTCAAGGTTATTCATTTGTAATATCTCAAGAAGATTATGATAGTGGTACAACATATTCAATGACAGGCGCATATTCTGCATTTACTCAAAATATGGATTATTTGACATTCGGAGATGAGTATATGTTCTATGGAAATGTAACTGCAGGAATCAGAGCAACTGTGTTTAAGTCAATTATAACAGCTGTAATGCCTGATACAATGTATAATAGCACACTTAACAATAGTTTTGATTCGGCTTACGATACAGACATTTATGTTACTGAAATTGCAGTATTAGACTCTACAGGTGAATTGGTGGCAATAGGTAAGCCAACAGAGCCTATAAAAAAGAATGTAAACAGATATTTAGCAATACAATTGGAAATAGATTTTTAAAAAAAATTTAATTTACAATATTTATTTAAAAGAATAAAATTATGGGAAAAATAGAATCAGCGAGTACAGTATATGCCACCGCTTACCTTACGGAAAAAGGTAGAAAATACCTTTTCAATCAAGGTAACATTAGGTTTGATAGCGCTGGGAATGACTTATTAGAGATTTTGTACTTTACACTAAGTGACGTAGATACAAATTATCAAACAGCTGCTAGATTAATTTCAGGAGATGTTCCTGATATTTCTGGAAAAAACGATAATTGTATAAAAGCAACTACGGATTATACTCAAACAAATTTATTGTATCAAACTGTTGACGTTTTAATTTTATCAGACCCTCTTTATGACACAAGCGCTCCTAATGATATATTAACTTTAGACGTGGATAGTGCGACTCAATTCCCAACGGCAACAGATACTCCGCCTTTAATCCAGACATCCCCTATAGGTAATAATATAATAACCAACATTCAAGGAAGAAGTTTATAAAATATAGATAATATGGCAACAACACAAAATTCAGATCCAACAACAATATTTCATAAGGAAATTACATTTTCTACAACAGATGAAATTTCAGGACAAAGTATAGCTGAAGGCTATAATGTAAGCGGACCTTTCAATAGTACTATCACTTCTGTAACTTTAACTGGGGGTAAAAAATGTGTAGTTCCTATTACTTCAGACACTGGTCAGGGAGCTCCGTATTTAAAATTTCACTTTCCAAATGGAACTTCTAGTAATAGAATATATTTGACATTTGCAGTTAAAAATTCTAATATGGCAGATGGTTTTTATGATTATAAAACTGGAATTCCAAATACATACAAAAGTAAATTAAAACAATTTATAATTTCACACCTACCTGTTTCTCAACAATTTAATGCGACTGGAACAAAAACAAAAGCATTAAGATTTACAACATACGGAAGTTCTACAAATAAACCAGCAGAAGCCGTCACTTTCTATTTTACATTCAGTGCTTTATTTAGTACTCAATTGGAAGTTGCACAGTCAGTAGAAGTTCAATTAGAAACTTCATTTGCTACCCCTACAACACCAGTAACAAGTGTTCCAAGTCGTCAAACAATAGCTACTCAAATAACAGGGTTTCCAGGTCGTGTAATAGGTGGATAATTTATAAGATATCGAAAAGTTATAAATTTAATAAAAAATAAAAAATAAAAACATAAAAATATGCCTAATACATTATTTAAGCCAGTAACCAGCATGATTTCTAGTAGACAGGAAAAGATATCCTTCACTGGAATGAATGGTAGTGAGTTAGTTTATACTTTGTGCGATAGAACAGACACTATTTCTAAAGAAGCAAATTATTTTTCTTCATTTGGTCTTCCGTATGAATACGATGCTTTATCTAGTGGATCTACATTGGCAAAACAATATCCTGAAATATATCAAGTCAATCGTGATAAGATAGTTATTGTACCAATTCCAAAAGAAAATTATAGCGAAGTAATTGACGGAAGAAGTATTACTATAGATGTACCTCAACTTAGCGGGTCTACAGGTATAAGCGCTAAAACTATATACTCTAGCACATATACAACTTTAACGAAGACAGATAGCAATCCAATATTAGGAAACAACATAGCATTTTTATTTTCTGATGAAATAAATAAGCCATACACAGGTAAAACAGGTGGTGGGACAATTTCTCACTCCGCAAATACAACTTGGGGATTAGGATTGAGTTACACAGAAAGACCTGCTGCAGTTTCTTATGCTGATTTAATGACTTCTGATATTAATACAGATAAAAGACCTTGGTCAAGCGTTACATTGGCAAATGGAGTCCCTGAAAACTACCCTACAAACACAAATCAAGGTTACAACTATGACATTCCTCTTGGTTTTGTTGCGTTAGATAAAGGTTTCATTGTATTTACGCACCCTTCTATTGTTAATAATATTCCTTGGAATTTAGGTCAAGAAGAATATACTGGAACACCAAATGTTGCCGCAGGAACTTCAAATATTTATTTCTCAGCAACACCGACATCAAATATTTCTTATATAGATATCAGTATTGAGTATAAGACTACTGTTGTTTGTTTAGCGTTACCACAAGAGTTTTATTTTTCTAATAATCCAAGCTGGGATTTCTTATATAACTATAATGAAATGCTAAACCAAACTAATGGTTTCGAATCTGTTTATGTAACAGAAGTAGGTTTATATAACAGAATAAATGAATTGGTGGCTGTTGCAAAACTAAGTGAACCATTAGAGAAAACCTATACAAATATCATCAACTTCACTTTGAATATTGATGTTTAAATAAAAGCAATATTAAAAAGAAGCCTTGATATTAGTCAAGGCTTTTTTTATGTTTATTAAAAAATTGTATTATGGTATTAGCACTGGATATTTCATCTTCTTGTATTGGTTACTGCGTATTTAACAATGCGGGTAAATTATTAAAAATGAGCTGCGTTAAATTTAATAGCAAACAAACAAAATTTGAGAGACTAGAAAAGTTTATTGTAGAAATGCGTCAAGAGGGTGTTGATAAAATGCCAATTGAAACCATTGCCATAGAAGAGCCTTTGAAAAAATTTAAAGGTAAATTTTCTTCCGCAGAAACAATCGCAATTCTAAATTACTTCAATGGAATGATAAGCTCTTGGTTGTATACAAATTATAACTCAGAGCCTGCATATTATAATGTTAATAACGCAAGATCAACTGTGTTTCCAGGTCTAAAAGTGGCCAAAGAAGAAGGTTCTATTAAGCATGAAGTTTGGAGAAAAGTTATGGAGAAAGAACCTCAAATTAATTGGAGATATAGTCCTAAAACAAGAAAGTTGATGGATGAAAATTATGATCAAGCTGACGCATATGTTATAGGTATGTGCCACTTAATTGTAATTAACAAGCAATTAAATAGCTAACCCACTCTGCTCCAAATAAACCCGTTACATTGTTTTAGCTTACCTTTTAGACAAGCGTATATAGTAGAGTAATCAGAATTCGTTTTAACGGAAGCTTCTCTTACTGAATTATATTTTTGAATTAAATTATTGTTTATATCAAACTGATATACTGGATTATATTTAGTTTGTTTGTTTTTTTCTGCTATTTTTTCATTATGTTCTTTCGTTCTTGGATTTTTTTTATAGTATTTTTTTACGCCATCTCCAACTTTTTTCTTTGTTTCATTAGAATGCTTAAATCCTTTTGCAAACTGATTGCCTTTTAAACTTTCACTAAGTTTTTTATTCCATTCATCAGTGCGTTTTTTTCCGTATAAATAATGGTTTTTTCCTGAGGTAGCTTTTTTTATTTTTTCTTTTGTCTCATCTGTATGTTTATACCCTTCTCCTCCAGGTGTTCCATTCACCAAATTAAATCCCCACATTTTTAATTGCTCAATCCAATAAGATTCCCAAAACTCCCATTCTTCCTCAGGTACTATGTCAATTAATTTTATGGTTGGAAATTCTCCTTTTTTTGACAAACTATTAATCCAATTACATTTGTGGTTATTTTTTTTTCGTGATTCATATATGTGTGCGTTTAATCTTTTATCTAATTTTTGCACAGTTTTACCTACATATCTAACTTCGTTAGTTATAGGGTTCTCTAATGTATAAATAAATACTATTTCTTGCATTTTTTATTTATAAATATTAAAATTTTTTTTAAATATTATAGATGTCTATTTCGTATGAGTATATAGTTGTTAAATTAATTTTTTTTGACTAACTTTGTCTTTATGGTTGGTCAAGATGAAAATAAATTTTTAATTGTTAATCTGATTGAAGGTTTTTTAGGTAGCCCAAAAAATTCTAGAAATGCAGAAAACAAAAGTCAATGGGAATTTAATTGCCCTAGCCCAACCTGTAGACACGATCATAATAAATTTAACTTAGCTTATCAATCTTCTAACTTTGTTTTTAAGTGTTGGAAATGTAAGTATAGTGGTTTTATTCACAAGCTTGTTAATGATTACGGAAAGCAATCTGATTTAGCTAGGCTAAGATTGCTTCTTCCTGAGCATAAAAGTCAGAATCTAAATATATTTAGAAAGCCTGAAATTAACTATGATTTAGTTACCTGCGAATTACCTGATGGTTATTTACCATTAAGCTATGAAAGGAATACGAATCTTTATAGAATGGCTTATGATTATGCAACCAAAGAAAGAAAAATAACGCCACAGCAAATAGATAAATATAAAATCGGTTATACGGAATCTGGCTCAAGAAAATATAGAATAATATTACCATCGCTTAATTCGCTTGGTAAGATAAATTATTTTGAAGCAAGGTCGTATATGCTTAATCCGAAAATACCATATTATAAACCAGAGTTTCCAGATGTACAGGATATAATTTATAATGAATACTTTATCAATTGGGATTTAACAATATATTTGGTTGAGGGTGTATTTGATTCACTTAGAGTGCCAAATTCTATTCCATTGTTAGGTAAAGCTATTTCTCCGTTGTTAATAAGCAAATTGTTAGAACATAATTCTAAGGTTGTGCTTTGCTTGGATGGAGATGCATTTAAAGATAGTATTCAGTATTACGACCAATTAACATCGTTGGGGTTGGATGTTTACTTTGTGGATTTGA